GCAGATGCCCAGCGGGCAGGCCTAATGAGTCCACCAGCGCCCGCTATTGATGTTCAGGCTGTGCCGGTATCGGTGGAGGTTGAGCCAGTCATAGAGGCCAACAAGCCAGGCACAGAGGCTGAGAGTTTATAACGCCATACAACACACGTCATATGGAATTCTATTTGACGTAAGTGGTTGATAATCAAGGCACATGCTTGGGTGCTCAGTGTGGTAAACAGTGTACGTTAACTTAATGTACACCAGATCAGTGTACATTGATTCAAAGTACTAGGGGTAATCACCCCCAGGCCGGTTCCTATAGAAAAGAAAGTCGAGGTCCCTACACAGCCGCCCTTTGGCACTCCCTCAACCTTAGCAAATCCTCTTACAGCTAAGATCAGTGCTAAGACCCCCTTCACTCCTCCCCTACTCACCCCAAGCCAGTCCCCTCCCGGGGACGGGCGCTCCCCAGCTCTTTTCTTTTTCTATTGCACAAACCTCTCTTGATGCTATCTCTCCCAGAGTTATGGAAACACTCGTTAAGACTCGTAAGCCTCGTACTCGTAAAGAAGTTAACCCTCAGATTAGTGCACTAAAGAAGTCAGTTAGTGCAGCTCTGAAAGCAGCTTGGATGGTTGAGTCTGTAAGGACTCGGCAAGAGAAGGCTGTGCGTAGGAGCAGGGTTACGCTTGAGAAGAAGGTTGAAGAGCAGCGTGAGGCGCTTAAGGCTATCAAGGCTGCTGTGGACGCCTTCTTGGTTGAGCTAACGCTTCAGGCTCCTTATTTGGCTGAAGCTACCCCCGTCATCACCCCAGAGGCCCAGCCAGTATTGGAAGACCCTAGTGCAGTGGTTTTGGACCCTAGTGCCGCTGCTTAGTGTGGTTTTGCGACACCTGCGTTCTGTGGCACAATAAGTGGTGCTGAGAAAGTGGTGTGACAGCCGGGAGAGACTAGCACGAGAGAGAAACCTTCCGTGGGGATGATTTAGGTCGTTCCTGAAATACGCGCCGAACGCCGAGGCACATGCAGGTGTGACAGTCTGGAGAGACAGACCGGGGGCTGCGCATCCGTTACGCACGCAGATCAATTTATGAAAGTACTGGTAGCATGTGAATACAGTGGAGTAGTGCGTGAGGCGTTTAGGCGTCGAGGACACGATGCTGTCTCGTGTGACTTACTGCCTCCTGATGATGCGGGACCACATCACCAGGGAGACGTGCGTGAGATTATTAACGATGGCTGGGATTTGATGATTGCACATCCTCCTTGCACTTACCTGTGCTCCTCAGGACTGCACTGGAACAAGCGCCGGCCTGAGAGGGCGGCACAGACTGAAGAGGCTTTGGAGTTTGTCAGGTTCCTGCTTGAGGCACCAATTCCTCGTATTGCTCTAGAGAACCCAATTGGCTGTATTTCTACGCGAATCCGCAAATATGATCAGGTGATTCAGCCCTATGACTTTGGAGATGATGCTTCAAAGCAAACCTGCTTATGGCTCAAGAATCTGCCAAAACTTGTGCCAACTGGCAGAGTGGCTGGAAGAATGGTTATGACGCCTAGTGGCAAGACCGTAGAACGCTGGAGTAATCAATGTGATAACTACGGCCAAGACAAGACTAGCCCTGGACCAGACCGCTGGAAGATTCGCTCCACTACTTACAAAGGAATTGCAGAAGCAATGGCGACTCAATGGACTTAGAACCTGCTGATCCTCCTCAGAAAGCCGCTGAACTGGCTTATGCGCTACTGCTTGACTCTATGACTAGAGACATGGAGTACGAGGAGTTCACCTTCGAGCTGGAAGGCGGGGCACACGATGGTGAGGAGTACAAGGTCGTTGTGATGAAGATATGAGTTATCTCGATGAGGACACTTTTTTAAGCCTCAGTCTTGCCAATGATTTATGCAATGAACACGAGCGTGCAGAGGCGTGGAAGCAGATGGCGATTCTTTTGGCTAGTGTGCTCAGGGACTCTTGGAGTAGCCCGCACTCGATAAAAAATGACGCATTGGAAGCGTTTAAGGACTTGCTCAAAAGTGAACAATCTCTCAAAGTTTAACTTCAACCAGTCAACACGGGGGTTTGGCTGGGGGAACGGAAAAACGGAACCCGGCCCATCGTGTGATGGTGTCCGGGGCGCTTTCCTCTTATGAGTACTATCCAGCTTTCGTTACACGGAAAGCCTCCTGCAATTCAGACACGTTGGAACGTGTTGAACCTGGGTGCTGGAGTGCAGTCTAGTACGCTTGCGCTTATGGCGGCTGCTGGAGAGATTACTCCCATGCCAGACTTCGCCATCTTTGCGGACACTCAAGCAGAGCCGGCTAGTGTGTACAAGTGGCTCGACTGGCTAGAGACTCAGTTGCCGTTTCCTGTTCATCGCGTCACAAATGGCAACATGACAGAAGCCATGATGACCTTTCGTACGGCCAAAGATGGTAGAGTCTGGACTAAGAGCATGATCCCGGCATTCATGCAGGCACCAGATGGCAGCATAGGGCTCCTCGGCAGATCATGCACAGCAGACTACAAGATAGCGCCAATCCTCAAGAATCTGCGCAGATTGTGCTCCATTAAGCGTGGCGAAAAACAGGTGCAGATCACTCAGTGGATTGGGATCAGCTACGATGAGATTCAGCGGATGAAGCCAAGCCGCGATAAGTGGACACAGCACCGTTGGCCGCTTATTGAACGCGAGATGCGGCGGCATGATTGCATTGCTTGGCTTAAAAAGCATGGCTTTCCAGAGCCTCCGCGCAGTGCGTGCAGCTACTGCCCGTTTCACTCTAACAAAGAGTGGCGCAGGCTTAAAGACCACGAACCAGAAGCATTTGCAGAGGCTGTTCGTGTGGAAAAAGAACTACAACGCACAAAGGCAGAGACTGACAACATGCGCTCTGTTCCTTGGCTGCACAAATCTTGCGTCCCGCTTGAGGAAGTTGACCTGTCTACTGAGATGGACGCAGGTCAACTAGACATGTTTGGCAATGAATGTGAAGGGCTTTGTGGCGTATGAGCAACATTCTTGACGGCTTAGACCAAAAGCTGGAGTTGACTCTTCTACTTGAAGAGACTCTTAGAAGACGGAAAGAGAGGAAGATCTCGACTTACTTTCCTGCTGACGGGCCTTTAAGGAGGGAGCTGTACCCCAAGCATCTTGAGTACTTTAGAGCAGGGGCACGGTACAGGGAGCGGCTGATGATGGCTGCCAACCGTATTGGAAAGACTGAGAGTATTGGCGGCTACGAGATGGTGCTCCACATGACAGGGAAGTATCCTGACTGGTGGGAGGGGAGGAGGTTTGACAGACCCATTTCAGCTTGGGCGGCAGGCGACACTGGCAAGACCACTCGTGACATTCTTCAGATGAAGTTGCTTGGGCCACCTGGAGAGTTTGGTACGGGGCTCATTCCCAAGAATGATCTTATCAAGACTACTGCCAAAGCAGGGGTGGCAGAGGCGATTGAAGTGATCACTGTTCGTCATGCCTCTGGAGGGGAGTCGAGGCTGACTTTCAAGTCTTATGACCAGAGGCGGGAGGCGTTTCAGGGATCGGAGCAGGATGTGATCTGGTTGGATGAAGAGCCACCGTTGGATGTCTATACGGAGTGTTTGCTTAGAACGATGACAAACAACGGGATGACGATGCTCACTTTCACGCCTCTGATGGGCATGAGTGAGACTGTGTTGTCGTTTCTGCCGAATGGAGACATTAAGGAACAGGCTACGGGGAGTAAGTTTGTCGGGATGGCGACGTGGGACGATGTTCCTCATTTAAGCCAACAACAGAAGGATGAGTTGTGGGCAAGTATCCCGCCTTTCCAGAGAGATGCACGTTCTAAAGGCGTTCCACAGCTTGGAGCAGGGGCAATTTACCCAGTGCCAGAGAGTGAACTCATCTGTGAAGAGTTTGCTATCCCTGAGCACTGGCGCCGCTGCTACGGCATGGACGTAGGCTGGAACAGGACTGCTGTTGTCTGGGGTGCCACTAACCCGGATACAGAGGTGACTTATTTGTACTCAGAGTACTATCGAGGCCAAGCGGAACCGATTCTACACGCTGAGGCGATTAAAGCCCGTGGCGAGATGCCGGGGGTAATTGATCCAGCCAGTCGCGGTCGAGCGCAGACTGACGGGCAGCAGTTGTTGGGCATGTACAGGCGACACGGTTTGGACATAACCCTTGCGAATAACGCAGTGGAGAGCGGGCTCTACACGGTGTGGCAGACGATGTCAGCCGGCAAGCTCCGTGTTTTTGCAAATCTTCGGAACTGGCTGAACGAGTTTCGCCTTTATCGCAGGGATGAAAAGGGGAAGGTTGTGAAAGATAACGACCATTTGATGGACGCGACACGGTATTTAGTAGTTAGTGGCTTGAGTAGAGCTGCTATTCCATCTAAGTATGGTACAAAGAAGAATAGTTCATTTGTGATGCCAGTGATTAACTTTTTCAAGAGATGACCGAAGACAAACTTTCCCTTATTCACCAAGCAGCCCGTGCTGAGTTCGATCAGATCCAGGGCGCGATGTACCAAGAGCGCATGAACTGCCTTGGGGACCGCAGGTTTTGTTCTCTCGCTGGCGCACAATGGGAAGGCCCTCTTGGCGATCAGTTCGAGAACAAACCTAGGTTTGAGGTAAACAAGATCCACATGGCGGTGCTTCGTATCATCAACGAGTATCGTAACAACAGGATCACAGTGAACTTCTCTTCCAAAGAAGGAGAAGAGTACGACAAACTCGCTGACACTTGTGCTGGTCTGTATCGGGCAGATGAACAGGACTCAGGAGCTGAGGAAGCCTATGACAACGCCTTTGAAGAGGCTGTAATGGGCGGTTTCGGGGCTTGGAGGCTGAGGACTGAGTACCAGAACGAAGAAGACCCAGAAGACGACAAACAGCGCATCTGCATCGAGCCGATCTTTGACGCTGACACTAGCGTTTACTTTGATTTGGGCGCCAAGCGACAAGACAAGGCTGATGCCAAGCGATGCTTTGTACTTACCAGCATGACTAGGGATGCCTACAAGGCTGAATACGATGATGACCCCTCAACCTGGCCCAAGACGATTACCCGCTCCCAATTCGACTGGTACACGCCCTCTGTTGTGTACGTTGCTGAGTACTACAAAGTGGAGGAAGTCTCTGAACAGATTAGGATCTATCAGGACTTCAACGGCGAAGAGGAGTCGCTTCGGCCTGAAGAGTTGTACAAGGAAGAAGAGATGCTTGCTACTGGCTGGAAAGAAGTCAGGCGCAAGAAGGTTAAGACACGCAAGGTACGCAAGTACATCATGTCTGGCGCCAAGATCCTCGAAGACTGCGGGTACATTGCTGGCAAGAACATCCCGATCATCCCTGTGTACGGGAAGCGTTGGTTTGTAGACAACGTCGAGCGGTGCATGGGACACGTCAGGCTTGCTAAGGACGCTCAGAGGCTCAAAAACATGCAGTTGAGTAAGCTAGGCGAGATCAGTGCGCTCTCTGCGATGGAGAAGCCGATTCTTGTGCCTGAACAGGTGGCCGGCCATCAGTTGATGTGGGCTGAGGATAACCTCAAGAACTACCCCTACCTGCTCATCAACACGATGACAGACGCCAATGGTAACCCAATGGTGGCTGGTCCTGTGGCCTACACCAAGCCCCCTTCTTTGCCGCCCTCTATGGCTGCCCTGCTTCAGTTGACTGAAGTAGACATGCAAGAGATTCTCGGTTCCCCAGGGCAGGGAGACAAGATGGTCAGTCACTTGAGTGGCAAGACTGTGGAACTCATCCAGCAGCGCCTCGACATGCAGACCTTTATCTACATGTCCAACATGGCAAAGGCTGTGAAGCGTTGTGGCGAAGTCTGGCTGTCTATCGCTCGTGACATCTTCATCGAAGAGGGTCGCAAGATGAAGACCATCCACGAGTCTGGCAAGATGGAGCCAATTGAGCTGCTCAAGCCTGTCGTCAACGAGGAAGGCGAGATCGAGTACGAAAACGACATGTCTAGTGCTGAGTATGACGTTGTCGTCTCTGTTGGACCAAGCAGCGCAACCAAGCGGCT